CAGTTTATACTAAGTGGACATTTGGTATTTTCCTGTCGATACTTTTAATCTATAGGTACATAAAAAATTTATGAAATTTTTAGATAAACACGAACTTAATCTATTCTTTATTGAATCAGGAAACTTTCAGAAATTAAATTCTGAGGAAGTTGAATTTGAACCTGATAGTGAAATGCTAGAAGGTGTATTCATAAAGAGACAAGACAGAAAAGCATCACTCCCATCCTTTAGGAAGTCTCAGGACACTGAAGGACAATGGAGAGGTATGCGGTATAAAATGCTTAGTGGTATCAGAAGATTCCATAGATCAACCGAAGGTAAAAGACAGCATAGAGCAATGGCAAGGTTTCTAGCTAATCGTGAGATCAGGCCATCACTTAAAGATCAGTCAATGCTTTCGATGCAGGAAAGAAGTCTACTCATCACTGATCTAGATAATTTTGTTCAAGACCTATCTGATTTTCACGAAAAATATTTCCACCCTATTGATGATTATTTTGACCTATTCACTATTAGACAATCTATTGTTAATATGTGTGAAGGGATTATATCTAACTTAATTAGTCCACTACCTCTTAGTGAAGATCAAACTGACTTCATTGAGTTTCTAGTAGAGGAAGATAATCTTATAAATGCGGTATCTGAGGGATTAGATATTGATGAACAGATTGTTAAGGATAATTGGTATAGTCAAAAAAATGACATTCAATCAACATTTCCTGAAAACGTCCCATTCCCATATCAGACTTTAGTAGTTAAAGTTATAGAACAGTTAAAAAAATAATTAAATTTTTTATTTTTTAGTCAAAAACTGAGGATAGATTTTTTTTAAAGTCGTATTTCCTATACCAGTTGAAATGGGGGAAGTTTTGAAGAAGTTTAAAAATGATGTATTTAATGGAAGCGTAGCTTTCAATATATCTGAGGCAGCCGATACTGGTGCTAACGATGGAATCCTTTGTGTTATCAAAGGTGATTTCTTTTTCCCAGATGGGTACTCAAAAAATAAAAGATTCTACCCTAAAGAATTATGGGAACGTGCCCTAGCTGCACCTAGAATCCAAAAGAAACTCCAAGATAGAAATCTATATGGGACAATCTCCCATGAACAAGAAATTAACGATAAAGCATTTCTTGAGGGTAAGATTTCACACATCGTTCAAAAACTAGAAGTAACTAATGAAGGAAAGGGTTACGGTGAGGTAGCAGTATTAGATACTCCTACAGGAAGAATCCTAAACACATTAGCAAGGGCTAGATCGAAGCTATATGTATCTACACGTGGACATGGTACATTTAAAGGTGAGAAGGAAGGGCAGCCTGTGGTTGACCCTGAAACATTCATCTTGGAAACTGTGGACTTCGTGCTAGAACCGGGATTCGACCAAGCAAGCCCTGAGTTATCAGAAGCATTGAAAAAAACAATTCAAGAAATTGAAGACAATGACAATCAAATAGGAGAGGAAACTATGGACAAATTGCTGGAAAAACTGCAAGCCCAGAATGAGGGTTATGTAAAAGACCTAAAAGACCTTCGTGAAAAACTTGAAATCACCCAAGGTGATCTTGAGTCAATCAAGAAAGAAAACGACACACTAGCTAAAACTAACGAAGCTCTAGTAGCTAAGAAAGAAGTTCTAGCTCAGTATGAAGCTCTAGGTACTGTTCAAGAACTAGCTGATCTAGTTAAGAAAGCACCTCGTATCGTTGAAGAGTGGACAGAGTTCAAAAAACTCAATGACTCTCCATCTGATATCAAGGAAGCCCTTACTCTAGCTGAGTCAGTAATTGCTCAATACGAAGAAATCGGCAAGCCACACGAAATCACTGAAGCTTTCAACCTACTAGAAGGTTTTAAAGCTAAAGTTGACGAAATTGGTACAATTGCTGAAATCAACAAGGCCCTTGACCTTCTCGAAGCTCATGCAGCTAAAGAAGAAGAACGTAAGAAGAACGAAGCTATTGCAAACCTCTCTAAAGAACTAGGTGTATCTGAAGAGAAGATTGCAAAAGTTTATGGAAAAATTTCTTCTGAAGAAATCAAGGAAATGTTTGAAGGCCTTACAGATGAGCTAGATGAGTTCCGTAAGCCTGTCAAAAAAGTTGAAGAAACTGTGGTTGAAGAAGAAGAGGAATCAGATGTTCCATCTTTCAAAAAGCCACTAGCTCAAAGATTAGTAGAAAGATATTCAGGTGTTAAATTTGAAGAGTAATAAAAATAAATAGGATTGAAAACAAGGAGAAAACAATGGGTAAGCAAAACCAAACTGAAATGAATGAACAAGGTGCTGAAGCATTTATGAAAATGCAAGAGCGTAAAGCTGAAGGGTACTTCAAAAAGTACAAGAAGCACATGCAAGTTCTTGAGAAGTCTCTTCTCAATAAAGTGCGTGGAATCACAGCGGCCGACTATTATGCTCTAGGAAGCCAGCTTGATGAGTTCGCTAACTATCAACAATTTGTTGAAAGTTCTGGTAGCACAAACTCTTTAGGTAAATTACCTCTAGTAGCTTTTGATGTTATCACAGCCGTTTATTCTACATCTATCGTTCCAGCTATCGCTTCTGTTCAACCGATTGATGAAGTTAACGGTAACGTCTACTTCAAAAACATCATTGCTTCTGAAACTCGTGGTAACGCTACCGCTGGTGAATCTCTGACTGACCCTCGTACTGGTTCTAAATCACTCAAGGGTTACTCATCTTCTAAGACTTCTGTTTTAGAACCTATCACTACTGTAGATGGTGATCTTGATTACACAGTAATTCTTGCACCTAAGCCTCTAGTATCTGAATCTCTAAAAGTTACTTTTAGCGGTGATGCTGGTGTATTCGGTGAAGACGTTGGTGTTCGTGGAGCTGACCGTAACGTAGGAACAATCCTAGGTAAAGGTATCTCTGGTACAATCAACTACATCACTGGTGAGCTTATTGTTAAGTTTGCTGAAAATCCGGGAGCTGGTGAGAAAGTTAAAGTTCAATTCCAAGTAAACTACGAATTGGCCGCTGACCTTCCAAAAATCACTATGTTCATGGATTCTAAACCAGTTCGTGCATACCTCTACACTCTTAAGCAAACTGTAGGTCTAGTACAGTCTTACACAATGTCTAAGCGTTTCGGTTCTTCTTATGAAGACGATATGGCAGAAGACCTTGTTAACGAAATGAATAAGGAGCTTGCAGCCGACCTTATCTTCACTCTTCGTCAAAATGCTCAAGGTACACCAGTTACTTTCTCTCGCACACCAGATGCAGGAGTAGCTGAGTATAACCACCGTCAAGCATATAAATACCGTCTTGCTCAGTGTGACTCTAACTTTATCGCTGCTACTGGCCGTGGTACTGTTAAAGCAGTTATCGCTGGTCGTGACCATTGTGCTTTTGTTGAAGGTCTTCCGGGATTCAAAAAACTCGCAGATGGTAACGCTATCGGTGCCCACATCTTCGGTATGCTAGATGACAAGATGTATGTTCGAGTTCCTGAAACTTCTGTTATGCCAGCCGATTCGGCCGTAGCAATTCATAAAGGTGGACAGTTTGAAGCCGCTGCTTCTTGGTCTCCATTTATGCCACTTACTGTGACAGATGCACTTCCTGAAGGTTTCAATCCGTTGAACACTCAGAAAGCCGCTGCCATGATTGGTGCTATTGAATCTATGATTCCGGGATTCGCTACAGAGTTCAACCTTACTGCTTAATTAAGGTAACGACATACTCTACAGAAGGGCAGTTTCATTCAAGGATGATCAGGGAGAGGGGGAAACCCCTCTCTCTTTTAAAAAATACATAAAAGGCTAACACATGAAACATGAACCAAAATATTTACTGACTACTGAATTTAATGGGGTTTTCTTCCTCAATTCAAATGACGGTAGATATCCTACAATTACTGTTACAGCATCAAAAGGTGTTCCATTAACAGAAGAAGAAAAATTGGCATATAGTGATGATCTTCAAGTCTATGGGCCAAAATTAGTTATCCTACCATATAAGAAGAAATCCTCTGTTAAAGAGAAGGATGTGGTAGTAGAAGCAAAACAAGAAGATACAAGCACAGAGATCGAAAATAAATTAGAAGAAAAGAATCAATTGCCTAAAGAAGATGTTAAGAAAAAGGTAATTGAGTTGAAAAAAAGATATAGTGCAGAACCAGATAAAAAGGTTCGCAAAGAAATTAAAAAAGAAATCGAATCACTTTTAAACTATAACGCATAGGGGTTAACAATGGGTCTCGCAAAATCTTTGAAAGAAAAATTAAAGTCTATCAATGAAATGGAAGGAGTAGTAATGGTGTGGGATAGAGCTGGTAAAAAAGGCAGCATCACATCTGGTACTCAGAGTTTTGAAGTAAGCCCTGAATTAGTAGCATCATTCGGTGATGAATCTCAGGCACTCGAAGGTCTTCCTGTGAATTTTGAAGTTGGTCAAGTTGATGGTAAGGAAATGGTAACTTCACTCTCTCTTAAGTAAGGTAAGAAATGAACACCAAGGATATATTTGATCATATCCTACTTAGGTCAGGACAATTCGTAATGTCTAAGACTAAGGTAGAGCTTGACGAGGATAGATTCAGTCTTCTTGTAGAAGAAGCACTTGCTATCTACTCGAAGTATAGTCCTTTTGAAAAACATTTCTACGTTGAAGTCACTAACAATAGAACCTATAGATTTACTGAGGGTAACACTTTTGGTGTGGGCGAACCAGATGCCATATCAAGTGTTACTCCTATCAGAGTTCTAGGAATAAATCCTTGGATGCTGAGACAGGTATATGGGATACCTATGTCGGATGGGAATATTGATATCAGGCAGGAATGTCCTTGGGAATATAGGAAGCCGTATATTACTTTCCCCTATCCGGGCGAGTTCGATATCCTAGCCTTCTACCGCCACAAAATCATCAAGCTCGAAGACGATGAAGGAAGAATCTATTACGATATTCCGACAATTTCTCTTCGTGACGATGCCTTTATGAAACTCATTCGAGGCATGTTCCTTGAGGGTATTGGAAGGTCTAGAAGATCATTCACACTCAATGATCTACCTATCGTAATGGATGCAGATGCTATCGCAAATGAAGGCCGAGATATGATCAATGAGGCCACAGAACAGATGCAGAAAGAATCTAAATTTTATCTAGCCTTTGGAGGTTAGATATGCCGATATTACTACGAAAAGCTAAATCAGAATTAGAGAAGGTTCCTAGAAAACTATCGGACTATTCCAAGCTTTCTCTAGTAGGCCCACTAGATACCAAGTTTCAACCCGGCCTTAAAGCTGTCACATTCTCAGGTAATATTAAATCTGAAACAGACCCTACAGATATGTATCGAAATACTATTCAGTTTTTCGATGTTGAATATAGCGATAAAGATTTCTCTAGTGCGATTAAAGTAAAAACTGAAAAAGATATGGTTCTCCCAGATGGAATAAAAGAAGGGGAAACTATGTTCATGAGAGTTCCTACGGTTCGTGGAAACGGTGTTCGTATGAAATGCTCATGTCCTGATTTTAGATTTTTCTTTGAGAAACAATTATTTGATAAAAATGGTTTAATCGGAAATTGGAGAAGATATAAAAGAAAAACTCCACCGACTGTTAGGCCAGCAAACCCGAAGAATCCAAACCCTGTAGGGCATGACTTTAAAAACCCAGATAATTACTTAGGTATGTGCAAGCATCTTTATAGCTTGCTAGTTCATCTTAAGAATGAAGGATTGGTTAAAGAAAGATGAGTAAATCATTTTTTCAAGAAATGGAAAGAGTTATCAAGGCCAGAGTTCCCGGCCAGTTGGAAACTCTTATGCACTATTATGCCATCCCATTAAAAATCTTCAGACAGAAAAAGAATAAAGAATCTCAGGTCTATGGGACATCGGCTGGAAGCATTGAACATGTCTATGAAGAAATCATGGGCATTGTAGCATCGGATGACTTCTTTGAATCTGATTCTGGATACGCAGGAGACTTTAAACAAGGATTCCTCTATACCAAGGAAAAGATAGCAGACTATGTTGGTGCGTATATCGAGATAGATGGCCAAGACCTAAAAATAAGAAGATTCAAAATAAATAATTTAAAATCAATAGGAACGACCACAGAAATCTTATTTAGATATGAGATTCTGTCCGTAGCTGACTAATGCACAATATCAAGGAAGAAGTATTAAGCACGGCCACTCTAGTAATGTACGAGCTTATAGCTAGGATTAGGGAAGAATTACCTGATACCAAGTACGTCTACGATGAGGCACTTACTTACGAGACAGCTATTAAGAAATTCCGAAATGATAATAATATGAATAGTAATAGCTTGGCACCTTTGCCACTCCTAGCATTTAGGAGATCGGTTTTAAGGTATGCTGAGACTATGGGTGGTATTGGCCGTAGGTCTACCACTAAAAAGATGTTCTACCCTATCTCTAATATAGATTTAAGCCCATACGTTTCGGCCACAATGCTTCAAGCTGAGTTCGATGTTGAGTTTGCTTATATCACTAAAGAAATGGCAGACTTAGAGCGATTTGAGGTAGCTTATCTATCCCATCGTGGAATAGCCGATGGTTCTTATCTGGAAGTCGCAATCCCTGAATTAGAGGATAGCATCAAGTATCAGGTGGACTTTAAAGAAAACCTAGATGACAAGACAATAAATGTAGATGAGAATTATTATAAGACGACTGTAGGTAAGTTTACCATTCGTGGTTATTTCTTTGTATTCAAAGGCCAAGTAAGCCTTATCCATAGCATAACCAACAAAATACAGACATACGAAAAAGAATTATTAGTAAATGACATTATAACATGAGGTAATTTATGGCGAAAAACAAGGTAGAAGTATTCTTAGGTAGCGAACAAGTGCTTATAAGCAGCGTGGATAAGAAAAAAGTTGACGTTAAATCAGATAAAAAGGTCACTCCGATTATCTTGATTAACAGATCAAACCATTCAGAATACTATATTTATGATAATGAAAAAAGGATGATTTCTCCTAAGGCACAGGCAGTTCTAGGTGACGATGCCAAGCTTAATAAGGAATCCCTAAATTCAAATTTGTTAATTAAGAAATTAAAATAAGGGGAAACGCATGGAAGCAAAAGTAACTTTACAAGAGATTGATAGATCACTCAGAGTTCCATCTTTCGCTGGTGTTTCTGGTGCTATTGTTATCGAGGCAAAAAAAGGGCCAAGTCAAGCTTCGCTTGTTACTAATGAAAGCCAATTACTTGATAGATATACACCAAACAGCAAGGTGGAAATTGGATACGATCTAGGTCACTATTCAGCTCTAGCATTTTTAGAACGTGCCACTTCTTTGTGGGTTAAGCGTGTAACTAAAGATGCTTTATTCGGTGGTGTTGTTATTGTTAAGAATGGTTCTACAGAGGCTAACGAAGCATTGGCCGCTGGTGTATCTGACCCATCTGCATATTTGTTTGATCAGGTAGGTGACGAAGAGGAAGCTCTTTTAATTTATCAGGCCAATGAAGGTGCTTGGGGTAACGAGATCAAAATTAAGATCATCCCATATTCTGCTAATCCTGATCTAGTTAAGCAGCCTGATACTTTCGCTATTCAAGTTTTCAAAGGTTCAAATACGGCCGTTGCACTTGAGACACATTTCTGTTCAAGAAATCCTAGTGCATTAAACGGATACAATAGAAACATCTTCGTTGAGAAGGTTCTTCTATCATCTAGTTATATTCGTGCTATCTCGAATCCAATTGTTGATTCATCTGTTCTACCTAAGGCACAGTCTACTGCACTTGCCATTTCAGGTGGGGATGATGGTGTCACACCCGGCACCTCTGACCGTATCGCTGCCCTCCAAGCTTTCGCTAATCCAGAAAGCATTTCTATCACATTGATGATGGATGGTGGATACGCTGTACCAGCTTATCAGAAGGCAATGGACTTGATTGCTCAAACTAGAAAAGATTGTGTAGCAATCCTTTCAGTTCCTTTCTCAGCCGAAGACAGTGCAGATTATATCAATGAAATTGGTTCATATAGAGATACTGATCTTAATATGAATAGTTCATGGTCAGCACTCTACACTGGATACTGTCTAATCCAAGATAGATATAACGATAGAGAAATCTACGTTTCACCAGATGGTTATGCTGCACAGGCAATTTCTTTCAGTGCTGCTAACTTCGAGCTATGGTTCCCAGCGGCCGGTTTCAAGCGTGGTGTTCTCACTACTGTTATTGATGTTCGTAGACGTTTTGAAGAGGGTGAACGTGATTACCTTTATGATAAAGGAATCAACCCAATCAGATTCTTCTCTGGAAGAGGTATTGTGATTTGGGGCCAGAAAACACTTTCTGCAATTCCTAGTGCATTGGACAGATTGAACGTGAGACTTCTCCTAGTTGTTATTGGGCCAGCACTTAAGACATTCCTTGAAAACTTCTTGTTCGACCTAAATGAACCAGATGTTAGAAATGATATTCTAGGTGGAATCACTAACTATATGGATAGGATTCAGGCACGAAAAGGTGTTACTTCTTATACTCCTGTATGTGATGACTCAAATAACCTCCCAGCGGATATTGATGCTAATAGACTTGTAGTTGACCTTTATATTTCACCTACTCGCTCTATTGAGGATATCCCTTTGAGAATGATCATTACATCAAGTGAATCATAACCAATAATCTTAAGGAGTGAGATATGTCACGTATTAGTTTAAGCGATATCAGAGGACTTCCAGACTATGCAGAAGTGTATAGATGGAAGGTTCAATTTCTACAATTACCTTCTGTGGGTGTAGCAGGGTTCCCTCTATCTCAGGCACTAGACCTTAGATGTGAATCTACCAATGTACCTAAACTCAATAATGAAAAAATAGTTGTTGAAAACAGAGGCCATCAAACTCGTAGAGCTGGAAAATCTGTTTACTCAGAAAACATTTCTATGACATTCCAAGAAACTGTGGATGGTTCTATCCATAAGTTCCTCAAGGGATGGAGAGAATTGATTTGGTCTACTAGAGGTGGTGTATCTCGTCCTCAGACAGATATCGAAGCTGTGATCAGACTTGAGCTTTTAGATAAAGAAGATAAGCCTTACTGGCAATATATCCTTTATGGTGTATGGCTTGAGGATTACACTCCACCAGAATTAACAGCGGCTAATGATATCATTAGAATCCCTGTTACTTTTGCTTTGGATTTCTTCACTGATTCACCACTATAAAAATAGAAGATTTTTATGGACACGGCCGCCTTATGGTAGCTGTGTCCATATTTAATTAGGTAGTATTATGTCACTTCTAAGAGCTGATAAATTATTGGAGAGTACACTAGGTTTTGATAAATCTGGTATAGGCCAATTGAGAAGTGTTGAATATTCTAAGAAGTATCTGTGGGAAGTTTCTTTCGGTGGAAGAGGCAACGATGCCCTACCACCACCAGCACCATTCGCAGATTTTTTCCCAGCTATTGATGTGGACATGGATGAGGCAATACTTGATTCATATAACTATGAACAGTATATGAGTACCTACGAGATTCCATATAAAACTCAGGCCAAGGGAATCAACATAACATTTAACGATAACGAGGATAACGCTATTTTTAAATGGATGAGTGATTGGATAAATGTGGATATCCTAAATCATGGACACTTCATATCTGCCATTCTAGATGACCACATGATTGTGGATAAAAAGAATCCCAATGCACTTGGTGTAGATTCTTTCGGAAATAGCAGGGCAGTTAAACCACTTAGGAAAATGTCCCTATCACTTTTATCATCTGGTAGGTCAAAAGTATTAACTAGAAACTTTCTAGTATTCCCTAAAGGAAAATTATCCTTTAATGGTTCTCAGGCATCGGCCGCTCAAACTTACAGCATGAGTTTTGTTGTAGTGAGTCAATTAGATGACTCTATTAACAATGACAAGGCAGCTTTCCTAGACAAATTAAAGGCAGCTTCGATAGACTTATTTGGTAGATTCATTTAACAGAGGATATTGACATGGAAAGTAACCTGACACCGCAAACCGCACCAGTTACAAGCGTTGACATTAAGAAGTTACCATCTAAGGGCCTCACTTACCCTGAAGGTGCTACTGTTAGCTTTCGTACCTATGGGTATGGTGAAGTTAAGAAAATCTCAAGTTCAAACCTAAGTGAAAAGGAAGCATTTGCCCTTGTTCTCGCAGGAATCAACACGAATTTTAATAAATTTGATATTACTTTTGGCGATTTTATGTATCTGGCAATCTTTCGGAAGATAGCTACACTCGGTACATCTAAGGTTCAAGTTCCATATAAATCACCTATCAATGGTGATGTTATGTTGCATACGATGAGCGTAGAGGATTTAGAAGTAGATGATCTTGACTGTCCTGATCTTCCACTAAATTTAACCATGTCAGATGGTAACGTGCTAGAGTTCATGCCATTAACTGTAGGTGATATCATATCACTTATGGATAAAAACAAGATGACTGATTCTGCTTACCTTATGGCAGCTCAATGTAAAAATCTATCCCTAGATAAGGCTTATCACTATATTGGTTCTGTTTCCAATAATGATGATCTTGTCAACCTAGGAGAAGTGGAAAGAATTTTAGCTCACAATCTCAAGCCTCTTAAAGTACAATGTACTGAGAAGGATAAAAACGGTTCTGAGGTTACAAATACGGTTACAATCCGATTGGAGGGAAGGCAAGCCCTTCTTTTACCCTTTCGTGAACAGGGAGTACCTTCTCGATCTGGAATTAGTTTTGGGAAGAGAGATAAACCTTAGTCCCATAGATATGCAGTTAATGGACTATTTTGATGTAGTCTGTTTAGAGAAAAGATTAGCTAAGTATCTCAAAAAGGATGAGTAACTATGGCCATTGAGGATTCTTTAAAGCCAGTAGGCGAAACATTGATGGATATGTTTAATAACTTCACAGGTAAGACTATGAAGGCTATGACAAAAAACATGACCATCATGAATAAGAATCTCATGGATGCAAGGGACGAGATTGAGAAAACTAATGAGCTTATCGAACAGGACACCTTAAAAGTAGTTGAAGCAATTGAAGGGTTAAGTGGTAAGACACTGGCCCAATCTTTAAATCTCCAAGGTTCACTTGATCAATTAGTTGGAAGTATGGTCAGGATGGGTGGACTATCGGATGAACAATCCTATCTACTAGAAGAATTAAAAAATTCAAATATAGAGGCTGCTACTCAAAATAAGCAAGATTGGGAAAACATGGTAGCTGCCATTGAGCTTCTATCTAGTTCTGGAATCAATAACGATGAGATGATGGAAAACCTTAGAAGACTTGATGGTTCATTAAGGGATGAGAAAATACTTCGTGCTATTATGGGCATCGGGGATGGACTAGAAGAAGAGAGATTAAAAAATGATAGAGATGATGCTAGGGGTGGTAAAACTGCACCAAGTATGATTCCAGAAAAAGAGGAAGAAGGTGGTTTCCTAGATAATATAGGAACACTACTGACAGGTGGTTTACTATCAGGTGGATTGAAAGGTATTGGTGGAAAACTTTTTGGATTAGTTAAAAAGATTGGCCCTTGGCTTATTGCTATCTCGGCCGCTTTTGATTTCTTCCAAGGATTCACTAATGCAGCCGATATCGTAGGTAAAAAAGCTGAAGACCTAGATATGTTTGATAAGGTTACGGCCGGTTTAGCTAATGTCATTTCTGGTTTAACATTCGGATTAGTAGAAGCTAAAGACGTTTATAAATTCTTCTCTGAAAATATGAAGGAAGCATTTTCTACCGCTATTGGTTATGTGGTAGAGATTTTGACTTTAGGTTTTGTTAGTCGTGATGATGCCAAAAAAATAGCTGGTGAAATGTACGATGATATCGTTGGTGGTTTAAGAAATTTCGTAAATGATTTTGTTGGAAATTTTGGAAAAAGAGCTATGCAAGCTTGGGCATCATTGAAGGATGTTTTGGGTAGCTTGCCATCTGCCATAAACGCTACAATTCTTTGGTTCAAAGATTTAGTTGTAGATATTTTCTCTATTAGAAGTTTTGATGATGCTGTGAAAGTTATTGATGATATTGGAAAAGGTTTCATGTCTCTATTTTCACCAGATGGATTTCTTGGGAAAGTTCTGACTTTCATAACAACACTATTAGATTTTATTACAGGTGGTGCATCTGGTGAGATATTCAAAAAGATGGCAGACCTTGGTGATAAAATAAATAACTCAGTAATTGGTGCTATTGGTGATGCAGCCGATTTTGTATTTGGTGATAAACCAGCCGTAAAAACTCAGATTCAATCTGCTAGAAAAGTAGAGAATAGTTCATCAAGTCAGGCAATCATAGCTAGTAAAAAAAGATTTGAAGAATCTATGGTTAACCAGCCTACGAAACTTCCTAACATAGTGGTAAATGCACCACCAGCATCGGCACCTCAAGATCAACCATCTAGGAGAAGAAATCTTGGAAATATCGGATTAACCACCGTAAACAGCGGTGCATTTGATTAAAGGGAATATATGTTAGATATTTTAAAAGTAGTTAATTCTAAATATTCTCTAGTTAAAGTTTCTGGTAGTGGTATATCACTAGAAGGTATTCTACAGAATGATCTAGGTGTGTCAGGTCAGAATGACTTCGATACTGGATTCATGGGTTCGGATGTTTTCCAAGGTGTACTTGAAAAGAAAGCAGAATTACAAAGAACTATCACTCTAGGTACAGGTGGTGCGGCCGGTGCGGATACGAGTGGAACAATCCAAGAAATGACTAAGTTGAATTGGACAGGTTCACAAAAACCACTATTCAGGATTCAAATAGCACTGGTAGCCCTTAGGGATATTGAGAGTGAGGATGTTGTTAAGAAGTCTATGCAAGCTATGAAGTGTGTTTTCCCTAATAAGAAGCTAGGAGTTTTCGAGGCACCACTAGGGTACAATCCCGGAAATGCCGCTGGTACTCTAAATCTGACCATCGGAAAGTGGTTTCGTGCTAGACAATTAGTCATGAGGTCAGCAAACTTCACCTACTCTCGTATATGTCTTAAATCTGGAAAACCATTATACGCACTAGGCGAAGTGACATTAGAACCATATCAGGCCATCACCTATGGTGAGTTTAGGGCATATTTTAGGATTTAATTATGAGTGATAAAATATTTTTCATTGATCTTCTTAATGATACTGAATCAAGATACTCACTTTCTAAGTTTCTTAGGTTCACTGATAATTCTGACCCTATTACGGCAAAATTTATTGAAGACCTAAAGAACATAAATTCTGGTGGTACATATAGAATCACAGGCAATGAATTTAGGCCTGACCGTATCAGTATGGAAATTTACAATAATTTCCAATATTGGTGGATTATCATGCTCTATAACAATATTTTAAAAATAGATGAATTGGTCTCTGGATTAACGCTATCGTATCCAGATATAAACGACCTAGAGGATTTATACTTCAGTCTTAAATCACAGGAAATAAGTCAATGATCGGTTCCGAAGGGCAATATCTATTCAGATTCAATTTAGGCGGTAAGAAGGATTTCATCGAAGAAGCTTCCCTTGCCAGCTTTATCATTATTGAATCTAGTGGGTTTTCCCTTCCTACATTTGAGCTAGAGTTTAGTTCTGAGGATGAGTCAATCCTTACTATGCTAAATGATGGAACACCTCTAAATGTTCAATATGGAATCAATCGAGACAACCTGATAGATGCACCATTATATGTAAATAATTTTCCTATGATTAAGGAAGGGTTAACAGAAAGAACGTATATTCTTTCTGGTTTTGTTAATAACATTGCCTACCTTAATCAACCTAGAAATCAGATCACAAATCCTACCTCTGGAATACAGGCAGCTATAGATTGTGCTTCTAGGTACTTTAAAGTTATAGGAAATGCTAAATCATCTATGGATAAACAGAGATGGATTCAGGCCAGAATGACCGATGCTCATTTCCTAAAAGAGACTATCCTTCATTCACTTGCAAAAAATAATTCATTCTATGGTGCTGCCATTACTTCGGCCGGTGAGTTCATCATCAAAGATATTAAGGCATACCTACGAGAAAAGAATTATGATTGGAGATTCACACAATCTCCATCTGCCTCAAACGATGTTAATTTTGACCCTAGTTTCGGTATTGAAAGTAGGGCAGGAATCATATCATCCATGATGGGGTATGGTAGGGAAAAAATCCTGTACGATATTGAATCAGGTACTTCTAGGACACTATTGGAACGTGCCAAGCCTCTACTATCACTAAGCCAAGACCTAGCACTATCTAAGGATATCCAGAAAAGAAATGCTTCCCTAGGTATCATCAATGAAAATGTTCATTCTCAATATCATGATGCCTACCAGAGAAATATTACGAACCTCTTAACATTAAGTTCTATCTCATTGGTAGCTACACTCAATAATAGTAAGTACATACCGATCAGACCTTTAGATACTATTATGTTTAAAGATAAATCTGTGGAAGGTGGTGGTACAGATCAATCATCTGAATATCACTCAGGTCTATACATGGTGTCCACAGTCACTAGAGAGTTAAAACAAAAAAGATATACGACCACTGTAGAGATGTGTCGTGAATCATTTAACCAAGTGAAGGTTTAGTATGCTCATAGAAGCCAATAAGGTTATCAAACCTAGCAATATTTATAAATACCCTTGGATTGGAGAGGTAGTCGATAATAACGACCCTAAGAAGCTAGGAAGGGTTAAAATAAAAGTTGATGGTCTTCTTGAGGGTGATGCCTCATCCCTTCCATGGGCCATCCCTGAGAACGCTACAGGGTTCGGTGGAACAGGGAGTGATTCAAGCTTTATCGTGCCTGTAGTTGGTGCCAAGGTTAACGTACATTTTATGTACGATGATATCTACTTCCCTGTTTATCGTGGATTCTATCAATCATCTGCCACTCATCAATCTGCCTTCGACTCAAACTATCCAAACAAATATGGATGTGTCGCTGGTGAAACAAAGATAGTCATTGACCGTCAAACAAATCAAGTTGAGATTGAAACTGCTAATGGGGTTAAATTAAATATTTCTAGTGCTGGTGATGTAACTATCGAAGGCCCTACCAAAATTAAAATTGATGCTCCTGAGGTTATCCTTGGGAATAAGGTATCTGGTATCACTACGGCCAATAGTCACTTCAATGTAGTTGATTTCATTACAGGTATTGAATGTCTTCCATCCCAGAAAGTTTTCGGGGATGTATAAATGTCTGTTATCACATTAGACCTAATACAGAAGATCAGAACTAGGCTGGAAGATGGTTCACAGATAGGTAGTAGATCGAACACTTCTTACTACATGGAGATGACCCAAGCAGTAGGCACTGGAATAGCTGATAGTATAAATTCGGCTGGATTCACCACAGAGGATGATGGTCTTTCAGGTTCACCCTATCGGACAGGTACAGGAATCGGATACGGTATATTTGTTGATCGGGCAATATTAACCAGAGAAATATACTCAAGAATAAGACAGAAATCCCAAACCTACGCACAGTCAATCGGTAGAAATACAGGTCATCCTATCTATAATAGGCCGTACATTATACCTGAGAATTATCAATTGGAATACTCACCACTGGATAATAACGCATTATTTATTTTTGCTAAGGGTATAGCTGAATCTGTCTACGAATGTTTCTCAACACAAATAATTTTAAATTCTACTCACCCCATGATTTATTTTGGGGAAGGTGAAGTAGTTTCATTCACAGCTATAGACGCATCAATAATATCAGGTAGAATATTTAGTAATTCATCTACATTACTCGGTGCCATGTGGCCAAAAATTTGTGATGCCATAGGTGAAGCCGTTGATTATACTTTACAGAACCACACCACAGGTGAAGTTCTGATAACAGGTGTTTGCTCACCTAGTAGTAGTCAGTCTTGCGGTATTCCTTTTACTGGTGCAGGGGTAGGGACAATAGGATGACAATTAAAAAATACGTTGCTTATTCTGACCTTAATGAGAATCCCACTAGCGATAGGGATGTGGTCATTAAAGATGTTGATGCTGTCAACCAAGCAATTGATAACCTTTTAGAAATAATTAAAGGCGAAAGACTATTTAATAATTCAGGTCTAGACCCTGAAGCCCAGCTTTTTGAGCTAGGTGCAGATGGTGAAGCCGATGATTTCTTTAACGAAGTGGTTCAAGAAATAGTAAACAATGAACCTCGAATAGAATTAAATCTTTCAAAATCAGAAGTAATTCCTGATTATGATAATAATAGATATACCTTGTCACTTGTTTACACATTAGTTGGTATATCTACTCAAGAATTTGAATACGTAAGGAGTTTATAGGTGAGTAAATTTGTCATAGACCCATCATCGGTTGATTTTAATGAAATCTATGCTGACCTAGAAGCCTATATTAACTCAGCACCAGAGGCCCTTCGCTGGAAAGATAATTACAATAATTCGGCCGGTAAAATCATTAAAGAAATTGTGGCCGGTAACGCTACATTCAAAAATCTTGAAGCAATCCTAGCACGAAGAGAAGCCTACTTAATGTCGGCCGAGAATAGAAGCTCTGTGGTAGGTATCGCACAATATAAAGGGTACTCAGTTTTTCGTGGTCAAAATGCACGTATCACTATCACACTTGTACCAGACTTCACAGGTACACTTGAGAAGTTTTCGGCTATTGGTACTGTCAAGGATACTGATCTTGTATTGTTAGAGAATACACCATTCATATCAGGTCAACCTGTTACTATCATTGCTACTATTGGTGATGTTAAAGAAGAAATTAAAACCATCACAAGTGATAGACCTAACTTTTTCCGATTCACTAGAAATATTGTGTCCGAAGATATCGACCTATTTTTAAATGATAATCGTGTAGATTTCAGCAATAAAATGGTTGATGCTGAAAATGAAAAATTCGTATGTCTTAGTAACCCATTCGGTTCTGTAGATGTTTTCTACCTGAATAAACCATCGTTCACTGTAAAATATGGTGTTAATGATCAGTTGAAATTAAAATTTGTGAATCTTGATAACAGAGATTTTGAGCTTACCGATGTGACTTTATCAATCGGTGCTGCCTCATCTATGGAGTTCACAAGTAATTATGAGGAAGAAGAATCTGTAGAGGCAATCAAGGTCAATGCACCTATCTACAGTGAAACACAATATGTTATTCGTGGAAGAGAAGACTACATTAAATTGTTTAGACTTCTAGAGACAGATGTTGTCTCTACCAACTATGTAGATATTTCTCCTATGGTAGTTAGATTGTATTATGTTCGTGGTGATGATCTTCTCTATAGTCCTTCTGAAAAGGCTGCAATTATTGAGAAATTATCCTTAAATAGAAATATGGGTTTACAACCTCCTGAGATTGCCGAGGCTGTAAGATGTAAAATCCAAATCAATGTAGCTATTCAAACTTTTAACATTTCTGGCACACTTCCTCAGGATGTAAGTGCTATCGTAGATTCATACCAAAACACATTAGGTGTTAGTATTGACTTCTTTGATATTGAAAATCAGATTGAAAGATTCACAGATGTTAAGGTAGCAAGACTTACAGTAGGAAGCACACCATGGGTAGCTGGACAATATTATGAACCAGAACAACATGTAAGCC